GAAGGTGGTCGATCCATCTGTCTGGGTACTCGATTCCACCCGTTGGACATTCATAAAACGATGTTCGTGCCGGATAAGGGATGGAAGCAGGTAACGCAAGAAGCTATTACGTACGACTCCCACGGCAATCCGGTCAGCTACTGGCCAGAGCAGTGGTCGACAGAGTATCTGCTTCAACAGAAAGAGCTGGATCCGGTTGCGTTCGCGTTCCAGTACCAGCAGCAACCTGTTATGACATCCGATCTGGTTGTGTCACCAGATCTCCTTATTAAGGGTGAAGTCGTTACTGAGTTCGATACGCTCGCCGTGGGCATCGACTTATCGGCCAGTAAGAACGAAACGAGCGACTACACCGCGTTCGTTTTGGGTGGGCGCTTAAAGGACAAGTACTACATCATCGATTCACACCAGTGTCGCTCGATTGGCAACCTGGAGAAGATCGATATGTTGTGCGATATGTTGCTGGAGTGGGGGATCTTGACGCAGCACGATAATCAGTTTCTGCCGACGTATTCGACTGTGACCCTCGTGGTGGAATCTGTTGCGTACCAAGCCTCGCTAGCGGCGGATCTTCGACGGGTCTTAGTGAACGAGCGTGAGCTCGGAAACCTCCATATCCACGAGGTTAAGGGTTTCAGAGGGGATAAGGTTGCCCGCTTTAGGGGGACGTTGGGTCTACTGGAGAACAAGAAGATTATCTTTAATAAGTACCGGAAGTTTGACGCATTATTTGAGCAGCTGATCAACGTTGGCTCTACAGCGCACGATGATTTGTTAGACGCATACACTTGGCTTATTCAGTTCCTGCAGCGACGCGGGGAGTTTACTATCGAATATTGAGAAGAATATTTCTGACACTGTGGCGGCACTAGAGTGCAAAAGGTCTCTCGGCTCGTCCGAGCTTTATCATGTCTAAAAAGATTTGGGTTGCCATAACCGCGCATGACCCGCTGCGACGGATTGATCCTCTTATTAATGTCTTAACCGAATATTCTCGATTTTTTCACGAAGTCTCTGTTAATATTTATGTTAACTACGAAGCTCAAGAGGACGTTTCCACGCTGGAATCGCTCTTCGAGCAGTTCGATACGTTAGAAATAAACGTAAAAGTCGCGTCTCCGGAGTACAAAAATTGGTATCTCACTTGGGCACATAAGCACGATTTGATGACGGCGGTTCTTAACCGCGCCGCAGATTTTTATATTTACCAGGAAAATGATATTTATATAACTAACGAAAACTTTAACTATTACCGCAAGTGGAAACCGGTTTTAAGTAAGTATGGGTTAGAGCCAGGTTTTGGGCTTTATGAAGAATATGACAATAAGCGTGTTCTTATTGGTAATTACAACCAATGGTCTTTAACGAAAGAAACCCCGAACGTTTGGCATCACTTTGGATTTAAGGTTCCCAAAATCCTCGTGGTGGACCATGAGATTGACTTCTTTGTCCAGCTCGGAAGTCCCTATTACTGCGGGATGATTCTGGATCAGGGGGACGCTGAGATCTATATTCGATCAGACAGTTGTCATCCAGAGCGAAGCTATCCGAAGACCGGGATTCGTAACTGGCCGATTGCAGATAGAAGCTCGATGGGACTCGCTTTTGAGCGACTTCCTAGTGGCTATGAACATCGTCGTTGTGTTCCTGTCCATAGGAAAAACGGAGTTTATGAGATTCTTCCTTATGGTTTGATTAAACATGATGACAATAAATACTCCAAGAATTTAAAGAAACAACATGGAAATCTTTTAGACTTAAAGGAGATGCTTATCCTTTAATCCGTCATGGCCACACGTGGTGCTGAATATGTGCACGTGTGTTATATTCTGTCCGGAAAAAATTGTTGTCAGACTCTTCATCGATCTGACGCATATCGACTGAGGAATTTCTTAGTACAGCATGGCGGAACAATCTACTGGTTTAACCCTGGGTGAATCTGACCCTATTCATCCTAATTATTACGAAAAGAATGGTTTACAGTGCTATGACGCTCAACTAGCTTCTGCAGGGAAATTAAAGTTCCAGGGTTACTTAGAGTGTTGCGTTTATAAGTACCTGTGGAGGTGGGAAGAGAAAAATGGAAAGCAAGATTTAGAAAAAGCTGCAGAATATTTGAGTAAACTAATAGAAACCCTCGATTAACAAATGGACGTAAGAGCGTTTGGTAGCACGTATGGGCAGACAGCCTCATTACCTTATACCAGTGGATTTCTTGTAAACGCTTCTGGCACTAACGCCACCTTTGCGGCTTGTCGTGCTGTCTATGTCGAAACTGCAAACAAATCTACGGATAAAACGCTCGTTGTGATTTTTGCTGACTCTAAGGAACCAATAACCTTCAGCCATATTCGTACTGATGTTCTACTTCCTATATCTATTACGCAAATTAGTGGCTCGTCTACCGTTGAACACTGCTACGTTCTCTATTAAACATAATGTCCGAAATCGCTAAAAAGAAAGATCCTGAGAAATGGGCGCGAGCTAAAGCTAAAGCCCGCGCAAAACTCGGTGGTCACAGTGCCCGAGCGATGCAGCTCGCGACTAAGTACTATAAAGATATGGGAGGAACTTACGCAGGTAAGAAATCCTCCTCCAATCGTCTCTCACGTTGGGGCAAGGAAGACTGGCAAACGCGTGAAGAGTACGAAAAAAACAAGGACTAAAACCCATGAACGCTGAAGATCTTGCCTCCGGGTTAGCGGGGTACCTTTCATCCAAATCTAGTTTCGGGTCTTATTTACCTGAATACAAAGATATTTATAGTGAGTTAGGTAAGTCCCGTCAGTACGACATTCTGACGGCTCTCGCTGACCCTATGAAGAGCAATCTTCTGCGTCAGGCTGCAATCTTACGCGGTATTACTCCCGAAGAGATTACCATTGGCTGACCTCGCTCGCGAAAAAGGGCGTACCGAAAGGTATCTACCACGTAGAGCGTGGGCGTCTCTATCCCCTGAGGAACGAAAAGCGACTGATGATGCTAAGAAAGAGGCAACTAAAGGGGACAAACCTGTAAATACTCGCGTTCCCAATACGGAAAAAGCTCAACGTGCTCGCCGTAAGGCTTCTGAATACCTAAAAAGGGGCAAAAATAATGGCTAGTTTCGATCCTTCATCTAGTCTTGCTCGCTCTTTAGCTCGTCGTTTTAACACGGAAGAGGGTGAAGCGCTCTCGGAAACGGAAAAGGATCAATCTGGGATTGGAAAAATCTCGGATTTCTCCCGGATGGATGAAAGCACATTCCGTGGAGTGGTCCCACCTACGCTCAACACTGCTTCTGAACCCTCATTTACTCCTTATGATGTAGAGAGCACAAAAGAAGATCTACTGAAGGAAGCTCGTGCTCGCAAAACAGCTACGGAAACCCCTCTAATTATTCGTGCGGGAGGGGGTAGAAACCCTGCAGTAAAGGCTTAGTATGCTGACAGCCTTTTTATCACCACATGCTTTTTGACTGCTTTTTATACTTTGATGAAAAAGAGCTTCTAGAGCTTCGAATCAACATTTTAAAAGATATTGTAGATGGTTTTATTATTACAGATGGTAACAGAACATTTAAAGGTGATCCTAAGCCCTTTACGTGCGTTGAAACGCTGAAGGAATTAGGGATTTCCGACGAGAATATCCAGGTTCTCCACGTAGAACTTCCTTCTAAGGAGGAGATCGCGAATCCTTGGGCTCGTGAATATGCTCAGCGGGATGCTCTTGGCGTCGGGATGCGCATGTGTCCCTCAGATTCCGTCTTTTTCTTTAGTGATGTAGACGAAATCCCCCGTCCGGAGTCTCTTTTGAAGGCCGTGGACCTTGCAAAAGCGGATCCCAAGCGTTGCGTCCGTTTATCAATGCCTATGTTCTATGGGCGAGGTGATCTGCGTGTTCGTGATCCGAAAGGAGACGGTACAAAAGCCCCGGATAACTGGACTTGCGGCACTATCGTGCTTCATGAGCACCTAGAAATGACTCCTTCCCAGATTCGAATGAATCCCAACGATCTTGTCGTTGGTGATTGCGACGCTGGTTGGCATTTTTCTTGGATGGGCGACTCTGAGCGCATGAAGCGTAAAGTGACTTCCTTCTCCCACTGTTTTGATGACGTTCCTAACGCTGTAGCACCTTGCGATAGTGCAGATATGCTTCAGCATTTAGATAACTACAAGGCACAAGCCGGTGGAACTGACCCATTGGGGCGGACTGATCACATTTTGGAGCCCTATCCGCATGAACTTTTACCGCCGGAACTGTTTAAACTGGATAGAGTAAGGAACTACCTGTTGCCTGCTTAAAATTCGTCGTTTTTCCAGCTATATCTTTTTTGATTTGCTGGAAATTCACGTTAAGTGATCGCCCAGCAGGATTTTTTTACCAGACAACGGGGAAACGGCCACATGGCGGACAATCTGAGCCTTCGACAGCGGTTCACCGAGATTCTTGAAGCCTCGCGGACTCAGGATCGGAGCAGGCAGTCCGCCACGATGGTGGTTTTAAGTCATCTTCAGCAAATGACGCTGTTGATGATTAAGAAAGGCTTATTTTTTTACTGTGAGCAAGATACTTTTCAGGGTCGTACCAAGTTTTTAGATAATTTAATTTCTTTAAATAAGTTAGATATTCGTTTTCCCTCGATTATTCGTAATTTCTTAATCGACGGGTGTGGACTCTTCTATTTTCGACCAGACCCAAAGTTAAAGTATCAAATTTATTTCTTTCCTAAAAGCCAGTACCGTGTTTATCACGATGTAAATGGAGATATCGAGGAAGTTGTAATTCTCTACAGCTATAAGGTTCGAAATTCGACTTTAGGTTTGCCTGCTGAGACCTACGGGCAAAACAAACGTTATGTTCGTATCTCTATAACTGCAGATCTTATTAAAGAGTTCGAATCTAATAGTGAACTGAGTTTTGAGCTCGATCCTGGGCAGGTTCTAACTCCTCAAAATAGTCGGCCTAACGATCTAGGTTTTATTCCGGCTGTTGAGGTTCTCAACAAACCCAATTCCAGTGGGACAGAGGGTGAGGGAGAGTTTGACTCCTTTATGGAGCAAATCGTTCTCCACGACAGCCTCGTTAAAAACATCGCTAAGAACATTGAATTTTTTGGTAACCCCACTCTGATTAGTTCGCGTCCTCGTAGCGATCTGGTCGAAGCTTCGGACGCGGATCGTACTTTCCGTCCGACAATCAGCAGTCAAAGCGGATTCGCCGGACGCGATACTCCTTCGACTCGGGTTTCGGAGCCTTTCGGTTCCTCGGCAATGATTGGTGGTTTACGCGTACCACGCGTTATCGCCAATATCGAACCCTCGGACCGTGTGGGCTATATGACGCCCGACCCGGTGAACGGGGATATGAATCGTTACGCTTTGTTACTGCGTGAAGAGATTCGAACTGCTCTAGGGGGTGTTGACGAAATTTCGATCTCGGCTGGCGCTACAGCTACTGAGATTAAAGGCTTGATGGGTCGTGCTCAAGCCACGGCTTTACGTAAGAACAAGAGTTTCCTTACGTATGGTTTCTGCCGACTCTTGGAGATGATTATTTATCACCAAGAACAAGTCTTTCGCGAGAGCTTTATCGCTGTCACGGGCATGACTGCCCCCAATCCTCCTAAGGAACAAACAGAGGAAGCCGTTACTCGATATCAAAAGCGAGTAGCTAAGTATGAAGCTGATATTGATGCAGCTATTAACAAAGCACTAACTGAAAACAAAGTTCCTGCAGGTGTCTACGGTCTACCGCCGGATGGAGATCGCGATGTTACTTATCGCTTCCAAGGAGATGTTTATGAGGACACTGCTTACGACATCAACCAAAAGTCGATCGTCGTCAGGAACCTTCAAGAACTAGGCGTGGACAGCGTTGAGGCGCTCAAATACCTGTTCCCTGATAAGACAGATTCTGAACGAGCGGAAATGCTCAAAGGTTTTCCGTTCAGAATGATCCAACAAACTCAGGGCGCATTTCAACAATTTCTATTATTATTTAATCAGATGTTGCAAGTGCCACATCCTCTCATGCCGAATCAACCGCTTGCGGCTGATCCTCGGCTAAACATCACGCCCCTGTTATAC